AGGTGGCAACGGCAATTGCGGTCCTATCGGGCTTCGCATTCGAAAGACAAAAATAAATGCTCCTTGGCTGGATCGGTTTGGGTTTAGTGATCGCGCAAGGACTGATTGGTGCCGGTATTTATTGGTTTGAAATCGAGTGATTGGCGGCTCGGCCTGTTCGCCTTTGCCATCGCAATCGGATATGTGCCTTGGACTTCCGGCGGTGCGACGGTTCCCCGATGGGCGCTGATGGCTTTAACGCCATTGTTTTTGTGCGGAAAGGCAAGATGGACCGCCGCGCATTGGGTGGGTCTTGGACTTATCGTTTATTCCTTCGCCAGCATCGCATGGTCTGACAATATCGCGGACTCAATGGGATTTCTTTGTCAGCTTGTATTGCTTGGGCTGGCCTTTAGTCTTGGTACTCGTTTACAAAATCTGGCGCCTGCCGCCCTAGGATTCGGCTTAGGACTTCAATTCTGCGGCGCGGCGACGATCTATCAGCACTTCATCGATCAGCGGTTGTTCCCGTCATCGATGACGATCAATTCGGGATTGTTCATCAATTGCGATATCGCGGCGGAAGTTTCGGCGCTGGTATTTGTTTGGCTGATCTGCGAGCGGCTTTGGTGGTTGCTTCCGGGTCTGCTTCCGATGCTGATATGGGGGCAAAGCCGCACGGCCTGGGCGATGATCGCGGGCGCAGCGATTGTGTGGGTGTGGAAACGCGACCGAATAGTGGCGTGTTGCGTTTGTATTATGATACTGTCGGGCATCTTCGCTTTGTTCGCAACCGGATTTAAGGGCGGAAGCGAAATTAATGAGCGCTTCGGCATCTGGCGCGATACGTTCGCCGGCATAACATGGTTCGGTCACGGCATCGGATCGTTTCAGACCGCGTTTCCGTATTATGCCGATCATTTCGATACCATGATGCGGCACGCCGACTACGCGCACAGCGATATCCTGCAAACCGTATTCGAATTAGGCATCGGCTCGGTTTTCCTGTTCGCATTTCTTGGTTTGTGTCTGACGGGACAAGATGAAACCGCCAAGCTTGTGTTCATCGCGTTCTGTCTTTGCCTCTTGGGTGACTTTCCTTTGCGGACGCCGATGGCGCCTTTTATTGGCGCGCTGGTTGCGGGTCGCCTGTGTCAGAGTGTGCCTGACTTACGCGATGTTTTTGTGTCTTGCCGAAACCATTTATCAGATCAGCTTTTCGGCGCACGACGAAATGAAGGCGGAAACACTCGAATACGCGGCCGGGGTATTGTTCCCGTATGACCGGCGCTATCGCATCGCCTATGCCTTGCAGATCACAAATGACGTGCTGGCGCTCAATGAAGGTCATGCGCGCGTGGAACAGGCAATCGACGCATTGCACGAGGCTTTGAGCGTCGATAAAACGGATGCGTCCTTGCTGCCTTACCTGATTTCGCTCGATCTGCAAGAAAACCACATCGACGATGCGCGCAGGGCTTTCGCGCAATTCAAACGAGTAGCCAAACTGTCGCCGCTGGCCAAACGATTTGCTGGCGCTGTGCCATGAGTGTTTCCACCCTTTGATGCCGGCCGCGCCGGCCTGACAGGAGATTGTTAAAATGAAACGATTCCGTATAGCGGCGCTTGCTTCGGCTGCCATCGCAGGCGCGACCGTTCTTGCCTATGCCGCCGGTAATTGGTCAACGCTACCGATTGTCGGTATGGCGTCGTTCTGCGGATCGACCGTGACGGGCGCCGTGCTGCCGGCCGCACAAGGCCCTTACGGTCTTGTTCCGGGCTCGACGCAGGGCACTAGCATCGGCATTTGCGGACAGACCATTCCGGCCGGTCCTCCCGATCTGACGGGCAATGAACTGATCCCGGCCGATACCGGCCTTGCGAATGGCCAGCCGCCGGCCACGGTCACGATTCCGTCGATCCTGCTTGGACCTTCGCTGCCCGTCTATCTTGCTTTGACAGCGGCAACCTCGCCCAACAGTTATACCGTACCGGCCGGCGTTGGAACGGTTGAAATCCTCGCCGCCGCCGCGCTGTCTCCGACCACAATCCAAATGCCGGCTGCGCCATTCGATACGCAGGTATTGCGATTGACCTCGGATGCAACAATCGCGACCTTGACAATCTCGCCCAATACCGGGCAGACGATCCAGACCGATGCGCTGGTGACGGCTCTGACGCCTTCGACCACGGCAACTTATGGCTACGGTTTCATCTATCGCGCGTCGAATACGACTTGGTATCGGCTCTACTGATTTTGTTCGGAGCCTAAGCAGGCAAAGCGAAGAACATTCGTAAATCCATTCAACAGGAGCAATCCAAATGGCCGATGATATCGGTACGATCAAAAGCATCAACCAGTCCTCGATGGCGCTCAATACCCAAAAGGAACAGGGCGCCATGAAGCCACCGCTTTCCGGCGGCAATCACAATCCGGGCGACACTTGTCCCGGCTACGGCAAGGAAGAACACGTTCCGATGCCGAAGTAGGATTGTGAGTGTCGGCATTCCATGAATCTGAATTCCGATCAGCGTAAAGTATTGGCGCATCTTGCTGATGAAGAAGATGGTTTTTGGTGTTTTGGCGCTATCATGGAATGTGTGAGACTTGATCGGAAGGCCGTTCGTCGCGCCTGTCGTGCCCTTGCCCGTAAGGGGTTGACTCAATACGGACGAGGACTTTGGACTGACGATGGACCTTACGGAAGCGGTTATCGAATAACAACGGCCGGTCGCCAGTTCAATGAATCCGGCTGAAATCGTTGCGTCTTTATCGCCTGAGCAAAAAGCACAGCTTGACGCATTGCTCGCGCCGGAATTGCAATCGCTCGCGGCGGCACATTCATTGCCGCATGACTGGTCGCCGCGATTCTACCAGGACAATGTGTGGCAATATCTGGAAGCCGGCGGCAAACGCGCCTGCCTGATTTGGCACAGAAGAAGTGGTAAAGACGATATCGCCCTGAATTGGGCGGCCAAAGCGGCGCATTTGCGTATCGGTGAATACTGGCACATGCTGCCGGAAGCCTCCCAAGGCCGCAAGGCCATTTGGGAAGCAGTCAGCCCACATACCGGCATCAGGCGTATCGATCAGGCGTTCCCGCGTCATTTAATAGCGCAAAAACGCGACAATGACATGGTGATCCGGTTCAAGAACGGATCATTATGGCGGGTGGTAGGATCGGACAACTATGAATCGCTGCTCGGATCAACGCCAGTTGGAATTGTGTTCTCTGAGTGGGCCTTGGCCGATCCGAACGCGTTCGGATTCCTGCGACCGATCCTTGCCGAAAACGGCGGTTGGGTCGTGTTCATCACCACCCCGCGCGGATCAAACCACGCCTGGCGAACCTACAACGGATTCAAAGAGGACCACGACGCCTTCTCGCAACTGCTGACGGTCGATGACACCAAGATTTTCAGCAAGGAACAGCTTGATACCGAACTGAAAGAATATGTTCGGGACTACGGCGAGGAGGAAGGCCGGGCTTTATTCGATCAGGAATATTATTGTTCGTTCGAAGCGGCGCTTTCCGGGTCTTATTACGGTTCCTATCTCAATCGTGCGCAAAAAGCCGGTCGCATTGGCGTAGTTGACATTGATCGCGCGGTTCCCGTGCATACGGCATGGGATTTGGGCATGTCGGACGCGACCGCGATCTGGTTTGTGCAATGTGTGGCTAAGGAACGGCGTCTGGTCGATTATCACGAATCAAGCGGCTCCGGTCTGGACGAATATGCGCGCGTCCTCGATCAGAAACAAAAGCAATATGACTGGATTTACGGAACGCATTATTTTCCGCACGATGTTTCACACCGGGAACTTGGCAATAAAGGTTTGTCTCGCGTCGATACGCTTATGGGCCTTGGCATTCGGGCGAAAGTGGTTCCGCAATCGAATGTCAATGACGGGATAAATGCCGTAAGGCGTATGTTGGACGTGACTTATATCGATGCCAAGCGATGCGAACGCGGTCTGGATGCGCTACGCAATTATCGGCGCGCATGGAACGAAAAGCTGAAAACTTTCAGCGATGCGCCGCTGCACGATTGGGCTTCGCACGCCGCCGACGCCGCCAGATGCTTTGCATCGGGTTATCGCGATCCGAAAGACAAGATCGCCTCGCAAGGCATTCGGCCAATCGCGCCGGACACGGCATGGCCTAGCGAGCGCGGAACGGGATGGATGGGCAAGCGATGAATGAAGAAATGCGGCGCGATCTGAATAAGCAGTTTGCCAATGTGCCGCTGGTGCAACCGCCGAAGATTCCCGATCCGCGCTGGCGCGCGGATGCCTTGGCTGCCGCAGTGAAAATGTTCAATGGCGCGCCTCCGAAACCAATCATCGATACATCGCCCAATCGCGGTGCAGGTTGGATGACGAAGCGATGACCGACACGCCACAAAATGATCATTCCGTCGAATGGACGCGCAAAGGACCGGTACTGATTGTCGGTATCGTGCTTGGTATTATCGGTTTATTCGTTTGGGCCTTTGACAAATCCAAATCGGCAACAATCGCGGCTTTCGTCCTGATCATGTTTGGCCTCGCTTTCATAGGCTATTCGATGACGATCAAGGACT